GAATATAATAGAAACCTGGAAATTAAAAAAAGAATATCCAACATATTTAAAAAGGTCAATAAGTAACGACAACCCTTTATAGTGTCAATTGTTGTTATGCGGTGTATATTTAATTATATGCATCAAGCGTTTTTATATTTAGTACAATTTTAAATTGTATTGGGTATAATATATAATAACATTTATTTTGATTTAATAATTTTTCAATATTGTTTTTATTTATTTTATTATTATTTATATATAATAATATTGTTTCAATTTTTTTATAAAGTAAATTATATTATAAGTATATAATGAGTAAAAATAATAATTTTAATTATGACAATATTGATGATATGATAGAATTAATATATAATTTTGTATATAAGGGAAGAAAAAATATAGAAAAAGATTATGTTTATAAAAAAGTAAATATTGAAAATATTGATATGTCAAGAATATTAAAACAAGGTGAATTTGATTACAATAAAATTCTTATGAATAATTTTAATGATAAAAAAAATTTTAAATTACTATTGGAAGATAAACATAAAATTATTTTAAAAAAATATTTAAATTCCAGATTTCCAATTACATTAATAATTCAAAAATATGATAATAAATATCGTAATTCAAGTTCATTTATTGATATTACATATGGATTATTTATTAATTATATTTTGTCTGAATTTGTAATATTAAATGATATTCCATTTTATTTAATAAATATGTGTAATTTTAACGTATTGTATGAAACATTAGAGTTAAATAATGAATTATTACCATTCATTAATGATAAATTTAAACAAAATAAAATTGATGATAAATATTGTATTAGTGTTTATGAAAATTTTAGGTCATATATTTCTATGAAAGAATTTTTAAATGATGAAAGGACATTTGAAGAGTTAGTTTGTTTACTTTTTCAAGTATTATATTCGTATTATTATATTATTAATAAACTTGACAATTTTAGAATGAATTACTTTACTATAAACTCATTTATTATAGAAAAATTAAATGAAAAAAAAGAAATTATATTAAATATTGGTGATATTAAGTTTAAGTTAAAAACAAAATTTATATGTAAATTATGTGATTTTAGATATTCAACATTAGAAACTATAAAAAATTTTGAAAACAAAGATAAAATATTAGATAATCCTTCTTTTGATATTTATAATTTTCTTAAATCGTTAAATAATAATAGTTCAAAAAATAAAGTTAATATTAAAAAAATTATAAGTGATATTATTTCATTAGATATATTAAATGAAAATATCAAAAATGAAGATATATTTTATAAAGACTATAAACTCAATATATTGCCAAATGAAATATTAACAAAAAATATTTTATTTAATATATTTATAATAATGCCACCTAAAGCCAAAAAAGGAGGAATAAAAAATAAAAATACCAAATTAAAAAATAATGAACCAATTGAAATTCTTAAAGACAGTTCAAGTGATGATATTACTAACAGTTCATCTTCTGAAGAAAATGATGTAACAAATTCTACTGTAAATAGTATTGAAACTAAAACAGTAGAAACTGAAAATAGTAATGATAGTGATGATAATAATAGTGATGATGATAGTGATGATAGTGATGATAATGATAGTGAAAGTGTTAATATTATTAAAGAAGATATTATTGAAGGAGGAATGACAAAAAAAGATAAAACAGAATTAAAAAATCTTCAATCTAAAATTAGTAATATTAATAAAAAATACAATAAAAAAGAAACTAAAGATAAAAAGAAATCAAATAAAAAAATGCGTTATGAAGAATTATTGGATAATGTTGATAGTTTAGATGATGATAGTATTTCAATGTCAATGAGTGATAAACAATCAAAAACAATGATTAATACAATGGGTGATGCTTTTAGTTCAAGTTTTGGAATTCAAAAACAACCTATGCCAATATTAGGAAATTCACAACAAATGTTTCAACAACCACAAATGTTTCAACAACCACAAATGATACAACAAGAAATGATGATGCCACAACAAGAAATGATGATGCCACAACAAGAAATGATGATGCCACAACAAGAAATGATGATGCCACAACAAGAAATGATGATGCCACAACAAGATGTGATAAATAATATGATGGCACAACAAAATATGATGTTGTCAAATCAGCAAAATATGTATGGTGGAAAAAAAATGAAGATGCCAGTTTTAAATAATGATTTTTTTTTTTATCAAAAGTAAATGATAATGATAAAAATATTGCAAAAAATAAACAAAGAAAGATGCCTTTATATCAAGAAAATAATATGAGTGGAGGAGGTGTGCGTGTTATGCCATCATATGAAAAAGTTGTGGAAGATGAAAGGAATAAAGAGGAAACAAAAGAACAGTCTAAATATCCTTATAAAGGTCCTTATAAACCAGAAGATAAAAAATTATTACCATCTCAAAAAAGAAATATTAACTCTTCGCAAGAAAAAGATCCGATAAAAACAAAAATGATGAATTTACCTGGAAATGAAATATTATTTTCCACTCCATATGTTCCTTCACAATTTCAAAATTATATGAATCAACAATTTAATAAATACGCCCATCCATTTATATACAAAGATTATAATATCAATTTAAATGGATTAAATACAAATCACATAATGGCTCAAAGAGTATTTGAAGATATATTACCACCAGATGATGTATATTCATCATTTAAAAAATTAAAAGATAGAAATGTATTATGTGATTATATTAGGAGCACATTTATAACAAATGATGATGGAGAACATAAAGATTTTTCAGGTGGAAAAGAAAGTTTAAATTCAAGATTAAATTTAATTGAATTAACGCCATTTATGCCTCATAATTTAACAAATAATAAATATAAAAATAGACCAAAGAATATGTTAATGTATAGTTCTTGTTATCCAATTAAATATAATGAAAAAACAAAGAGATGTGATTGTGCGGATAAACATACAATAATGAATGTAAGAGTATATAATTTAACAAATGAAGAATATACATATTTTAATCCAAATAATTTATCATCCACTGGAATACCAACAATTCCATCATTGTCAATTGATAAAAGTTCAAATATAATAAGAGAATTAAAATATTTTCAATTTATAAGACAAAAAATTAATAAAGATAAGTATTGTCCTAATTTTATATGTTCTTATTGTTATTTTATATCAAAGGATTGTAATGTAAATTTTAACAATGAGCAAATAAGTAATAATAAATATGATAGTAATGGTTGTCTCATTCAACAAAAGAAAAAAACACAAATGTGTTTAATTATATTAACAGAAGGTGCAGATTTTAATATTTATACTTGGGCTTCTAATAGAGCTCAAATGGATAGAAATTTAGTTAAACAGGTTGGATGTGGATATAAAACAGCAGAAATGTGGGATAATGTATTATTTCAAATAATTATAGTATTTTATACAATGTGGCAAAAGAAATTTACATATAAAGATATGAAATTAAATAATAATTTTTATATTAAATCTTTTGCAACAACACCAGCTAATCCTAATTATTATAAATATGTTGTGGAACAAGTTGAATATTATATTCAAAATACTGGATATTTATTATTATGTAATACAGATAATCATGATATAACTGAGGGTAAAAATGTTTGTAAAATATTAAGTAAGGATGAATTTGGAGATGATGTTAATAATATTGAAAATGTAATTATGGAAAATGCTAAGAGGTGTTTAGCCATTGATAGTTTTAAAGCTCAAGATTTGGTTCCTCCATCACAAGAAATTTTAGATAAAATAGTAAAAATAAATAATTTATTAAATAATAATTCAACATCAAATTTAGGTTCAAATATATTTGAAACAATATTATTAACAAATTTTAATAATTTTATAAATGATAGAATTGGAACTCCTTTAAGGGCTCAAGGAGGTAGAGAACAACCAGATGAAACAAAATTTATTATTCAAGATAATTTTACACCAAAGAAAGGAGATTTATGTGTTAGACAAGATGGTGATATGTGGAAAATATGTATGTTTATTAAATCAGAATCGCCTGGTTCAGGTTTATTTATAATAGAAAAAGGTAGTGATGCTGTTTCTCTTCCAATAAGTTCAATGTATTCAATAGGTTCAAGTGTTAATATTCAACAACAAAATAATAATTTATCTGTAGATAATTTAGAAGAAATATATTATATGAATTAATATATATATAGAAATGAATTATAGCAAATTAAATAATTATACAAGTAATGATTTTGTTAAAATTGAAAATAATAATATGACTGGATTTAAGAATGAACCAAATACAAATAATTGGGACACAGAAGGTTCAATAAGTAAATCATTATTAGGTAATATATCACAACCAACACCATTATCAGAATTATTTTTTTCAAAGGATAATATAATTAGAATACAAAATAGAATAAAAAAAGAAGTGTTAATAAGAACACAAGGAAAATATGTTATTAGAGTAAATCAAAATGAAACTGATTTAATAAATGTAATGCTTTCGGTATATGTGGCTGATGGATTAAATCAACCATATAATTTAGTTAGACAAGTTAAAATGTTAAATCACTCAACTATTCAAAGAATTGTTCCAGATATGATTTCAATGATTAAAATGGAACAAGGATATTTAAAAGATATAAGTTCTCCAATTAATCCAATTCCTTTACCTGTAAATGTTAATAATGCAGGAAGAAAAGGAACATTACCAAGTGTTACAACAACTTTTAATTTACCATCTTTTTAATATTATTTTTTAATTATTTATAATTAAATTAAATTATAAATTTAAAATAAAAAAACTATTTAATAATTTAACATCTGTAAGGAGTATTGGTTTCAGAAGTTTCACCTTCATAAACAAAAAGAGTTCCATACTTAGTAGTTTGAGATTTAAAATCTGTAGAATTAATAGCAGTAATTGGTGTAATCTTATCATAATTGGTAGTATCTAAAGTTCTGGTTTCACATTTGCCATCAATAGGAGAGTAATAATAACCACATCCCTCTCCTTTAGGGAGAACCATAGCACTAGTTCCAACAATAACTTCATTTCCATTTTCACCAAACAATTCATTATAAAGAGTTTCAATTACAACAACAGATCTAAGTTTTAATGTTTGTCCTCTATCAAGAGTAACAGTATCACAATAGCGAATATCATGATTATTAACTTTTTCTAAAGTAGTGGTAGTAATTGGTAATTCTTTAGGAACCATTGTTCCATACGCATATGAAGATGAACCAGCAGGTCCTTGATGTCTTCTGGGAACATAGAAGACAAGAACACCATTACAATGAATAACAGTTTGTCTCTTAACAACCATATGTTTTCCTTTCATGTAAATGTTATTTCTTCCTTTAACAGAAGTTTGAAAATCAATAATATCTTTACCAGATGAACCAGGTGTAGGAGTGGCATCATAACCTTCAGAAGTCATTCTGCATGTCATAATAGGAATAGTAGTTTCAATACCAACACTTAGTTCAGCCATATGAGAGGTAGAAAATCCAAGGTTCAAAACTGGTTGAGCGGGTTCAGTCATAATATGAATAGGTCTGTATGAAAAAACACCAAATAATTTTCTAACCATATGTCCAACATCCTTAACAAATGAAAAGTCCGGAGAATCAAAGATGACATTCTTACAAGCTTCTAACTTGTGCATTAAATTAGAAGTTTCATTGCAATAATATTTTCCTTGTCTCAATGAAAGAACACAATGCCAAAGAGCTGTTTGGACGTCACATCTCTTTGAAATATCCTTGTAGGGAGCAATTTCAGTGGTGCATTGAGTTTCAGAAGGATCTTTGCATAAATCTTCAAAAAGATCAACTTCAGGTTGAGTTTGAAAAGTTCTACCTTCTTTTCTGGTGACAATCATTTTGGCAATAGATGTTAAAAGCATTCTTCTTTCTAAACTATCAAATTTAGGAATGAAAAGAGCAAATAACAAGGGATCAATGTATGAATAAACATCATTAACTTGATATCTATCAACAGTTCCATTCAAAGCACACAATTCAGTATCATTGTAAACCAATGATTGTAATTGAACTCTTTGAGCAAGTTGAGCATTTTCATGATGACACTTAACAATTTTATTGACATGTTCCATTTCATTACCACTAACTTTCATTTCACCTGTCATATACGCAGCATGTTGGGGTCTGTATCCAAGAGCCTTACTCAAAGGAGTAAAAGGCATAAGAGAACGAATATCTTTATCATGTAAAGTCATTTTCTTTTCATCTCTAATATATTTTAAAATAACTTTTTTTTCTTCATCACAAAAATCATATTTTTTTTGGTAAGCAGAAACTTTAGCATCATATTCTCTTGGTTCAAGATTGGGGTATTTGTCAAAAAGTTTTTCCTTAATTTTAAGAGCTCTCTTGATAATTCTCTTATATTCATCCATATATTTTTCGTAAATAGCATCAACAATATCACCATCATTGTATTTGTTTCTTAAATTTTCGAACTCCTTGTAAAGAGACATTCTATCATCCTTTTCCATTTTAAGCAATTTCATTACTTCAGAATTAATTTTATCTTTTTGATCTGACATTATATATATTATTTATATATTTTTTTTATAAAAAATAATTTATTCAAAAATATCATTTAAATATATTAATTCTTCTATAGATTTATTGTTATAATAATAATTATTTTGTATATCATTTTTATTTTTTTTCTTATTAAATTTTTTTTTAATTGTTGTTTTATTTAAATCATTAGGATATTCAATTTTTTCATTTTTATTATTATAATTTTTTGATATATAATAAGATGGAACTACACAACTAACTAATGAATGTAATATATTTAAATCATAATTATGTTCTGATTGAATATAATTTTCAATTAAATCACCAAATTGAAAATTACTTATAATATTATTATAATTATCATTATCACAGAATTTATAATAATTTTCATATAAAGTTAAAGGTAATATCATTTTATGTATTTTGAATAGTTTTATACAATCATTAATATTAAATTTATTTTTAATAATATGTGATACAATTCCAAATAAATCATTATTAAAATCTTTATTTTTTAAAATTGAAAAAATATAATTAATTTTATCTTCATCAATATTTTCATTATTATATATTTTTTTAAGTATTTCAAGATTAAATAATATTTTTCTTATATCAAATTTTGAATTTTTAATTATTTTATCATATATTTTATTATTTTCAATATTAATATCTTCTTCAAAGCAAATGTTTTTAATATATAATTTCAGTTTATCAATTTGCAATTCATTTATTTTTATTAAATTTACATTTTTTTTTAAATTTGATAAATTTGTATTATGATTATCATTTGATAGAATAATAATTGGAACTAATCTTCTAAAATTATTTTGTTTAATTAAATCAAATATATCTTTTTTATCATTATTTGATATAACTTTTTCATAACTATCAATAACAACTATTTTTTTATTATTATCTTCCTCAAAAAACTTATCTGGTTTTATAATTTTATTTAAAAAATTAATATCAATATTTTCATTAATATTTTCAGTTATATTAATAATATTTATATTTAAATGCTTACAAATTAAATTTGTTATTAAAGTTTTGCCAAAACCATGATTACCTGTTATTAAAAGTGTAGATTTTCTTTTACTTAATTCTAATTCATAATTCGTAGCATCTACAATTTTCTTTTTTCTTCCTTTTGTTGTTTCTTTTAACAGTTTATGTTTAATCAAAAACTCAGTCGTATCATAAAATGTTGTAATCCATTCAATAATATCATTTATAAGTGATTTATTTCCAATAATATCATCTATTGATTGTGGCTTATATTTATCTTCAATTTTCATTAAATAATTATTAATTAATTATTTTTAAATAAAAAAAATTCAATTTTTAATTAATTATTTACAATTTTTAATTTTTCTCTTATTGTTTGTATTTCTCTGTCAAATTCATTTTTAATTGTAAAATAATAATCTGGATAATCATCTGTATGAACTTTTATAATTTTCCATAGAGTATTATTATCATTTTTATAATAAACACTCATTCCAACTTCTAATTTTTTATAAATACATATTTTTGTATCCTTACCTAATTCTGTTTTTTCATTCAATATTCTTTCATTAATTTTAATAAAATTATTTGGAATTTCAGGAAAAAATACATCACATTGATAAACATCGTTTATTACAGTGATAATCATTGAATTTATTAAATTTAATTCAATAAATTGTTTATATATTATACCACCACCAATTATCCATATTTTTTTATAGTTTTTATTTTTTAAAAAAATCATCAATTCATTAATATTATCAAATGATTTAATCAAATTATTATCCTGTTTTTTATCAATAATTAATGATGTTGATAATACCAAATTATCACGATTTTTTAAAAATTTTATACTATTAAATGTATTTTTACTCATAACAATACAATTATTTCCATTTCCAACAGTTATTTCCTTAAACCTTTTTAAATCACCTTTTAATTTCCATGGCAATTTATTATCATTGCCAATTCCATTTTTATTATCTAAAGCCACAATTGCACCAATAAACATTAAATTATATAATTTTATTATTACCATTTATTTAAATTAATAACTTTATGATTTTCAATTACTTCATTTATATCTACAATATTTTCATCATCTAATTTATATTTATTATTTAGTAAATAAGAACTATCTTGAATATTATTATTTATAACAAAATTTAAATTTGGATACATATATAATTGAATATTATAAGGTATTAAATTTTTTTCAGTTAAATGAATGCCATTACAACAATATTTATTAATAACTTTATTTTTACATTTGCCCGTAATTAAATCATCTCTACATATTAATAAACTATCACTACAAGCACCATTTTTACAATTATAACCTCCATTACACTTATTTTCATAACATTTATTACATCTAATTGTAAAAACTAATAATTCTTTATAAAAATTATCATCTTGACATATATTAAAATAGGATAAATTAATATCATTTAAAATCATATTCATAATTGTTTGTTTATTTTCATTTATAATTTGTTCTTTTAAATTATGGGCGAATAAACATTTATCACCATAAGAGCATATTTTTTTATTTAAAATATTATAACATAATATTTTTTTATAATTATCAATCATAATATATTTTATAATTATTATTATAAGTAATTAACATTATGGAAAACATTAATTTTACATTTTTTAAAAATATTCAAGAAGGAGGTTATTTTAATACTGAAAATATAAAAAAAAAATATAAAATTATAAATAATAAAAAAAGATAATTATATTAAGTATAGATTTATTTTTGATTAAATAAAAATTATATACATAATAATATATAATATGGTTAATTATCAAGAAATTATTATTTGTATTATTTTAATTGTCGTCATTGTTTGGCTTTCAAGAAAAAGAATTTGTGATTATGTATCTCCAAGAGAAGGTTTTCAAAATACAGGAAATTTTGTAATGACTAATAAAAATGGTATTGCAAATGCTATGGAATTTGGTGCAGTATCTCCAAGACAACTTTTAACATCACCATTACCTAACACTTCACCATCTTCCAATAATGATGGTTATTCTATGAATTCTAATAAAGATACTTATACCATTGATGGTTATAAATGGACTAAAGAAGATACAAATGATTATGATATTAATACAGAACAAAACAAACTTTCTAACGAACAATTAAGAAATCAATTTCAAAATATGTATATGCTTGACCCCACAGGTGATTTAGCAAAATATGATATTTCAAATATGCCTGTTTCTAAATATTGTTGTCCTGCTGTTTATAGAAACCCAAGTGGTGGTGAAGATAATATGGACCCTGAAAAGGCTTGTGAATATGCTGATAAATATGTTGCGAATAGTTATAGTGGTATGAATTTTAAGGATGGTTTAGGTTGTGTTTGTATGACACCTCAAGATGCGTCATTCTATTCAGCAAGAGGTGGTAATACTACAATTGCTTAAATAAGTTTTTATTTTTTTATTAATTTTATAATATTTCACTTAAATAATATATTTTTATGGTTAAAAGTTAAAATATTATATCATCTTGAATAATATAATTTAAAATATATTTTTATAGTATGTAATATATTATGAATAAAAAATACATAAATGAAATTTTATTAATAAATAATAATGAAAAAATTGAAGGTGAAACATTTTATTTTAAATTAAAGTTTTTAAAATATAATTTTACATATTTAATAAAAAAAACTGAAGAATTTTTTAATGATACTAAAAATAAAAAATTAAAAATTACTAATGATCCATGTGATTATATAGAAAAAAAATTAGAAATGAATAATTTTATTAATATATATATTGATACAATTAATTTTATTAAAAATAATGATGGTATTTTAGAATTTAACAATTGGTCATATAATCATTTTTATTTTTCTTCAAAATATTATTTTTTATTTAGATTATATGAGCTAAATGATTTAAAAATAAATAATTACGAATTAAAAAATAAAAAATTCACAAATATTGAATATAATAAATCATATTTACTAAAAAAATACAAAAAAAAAATAAATAAATTATTAATATTTGGGAATTGTAATGTTATAAACTATATACAATTATTAAAATCATTTAATTTATCAGATAAAACAAAGATTAATAATAATATCTTAAATGAATTATTAAAAAATATTGACTGTAATAATAATTATACACGAAATATATATTTTATATTAAAATTTTTAGTAAAACAAAAAATGATATGTTTTAATAAAGTTAAAAATAAATTATCTGATAAAATATATGCAAAATATTCATTGATAAATAATTATTATTTGAAAAAATTATTCAAATATTTTAATGTTGATTTTATAAATATGTTTAAGTTAAAAAATTAATATTTTAATAAATATTATTTTTATGTATTGTAAATTAGAATATAATAATTTACATAAATATTTTAATGAAATTTGTTTATTAAATTTTAATGAAAATATAAATGATAATAATCAAAAAAATATAATATCCAATAAAAATTTTATTGATTTATATATTGAATATATCAAATTGCTTAATTATCCATTAATTAGATTATTTAAAATAAATAAAGCTATAAATATTATTATTAAAAATAAAGATATATATTTTATAAATATCTTAAATAATTATTTATTAAACATCAATATTTTTAATATTATTAAATCTAATTTATTTAATTATAAAAATGAATTAAATTATTATATAATATTAAAAAAAATATTACTTAATAATACAAATATAAAATTTAATTTAAACTATTATGTAGAATTTTTAAATAATATTTTTGAACTATCGTATCATAAAAAATTTTGTAAAAATATATATTTTATATTGCTATTTTTTTTTAATTTTAAAAAATTGAATAATCTTATAAAAAATAAAATAAACTTAAATTTAATAAATAAAAGTTATAAAAATTACTATTCATTAAAAATTTATAAAATGGCGGAAAAACATTTAAAATAATTTAACTATTTATTAATATTAAATAGTAATGAATTTTGTATATTTAAATGAAACAAAAAATGATTTAATTAATTATTTAATCTCAATTATATCTCCACAATTATCAAATAGTGTTTTAGAAGTTCATACACATTCAATTAATATATTTAATAATTTGAAAACAAATTTTATTTCAAATAAAAAAGATAAAAAAATTATTAAAATGTTTAAATTACAAAATATCAATATTAATAATTTAACTAATGATGAAAAAGATAGATTATTTAATAAATTAAAATTAGATATTTTTAGAATGTATATTGAAAAAATATATAGATGGAATAATCAACAAATTTCTGAAGAATATAATAGAATAAAACTTGAAACTAAGACAAGTGATTATTTTGATAATTTAATTAGAGCTTGTTTTAAAAGTTATTTATTGTTTATTTCATACAACCCTAACACAGATGAAAGCTTTTTAGATGACAAATATTTAAATAATGACTTTTATAAAAAAATGGATATTGTGTCATTTATTCATACTTGCTTTTTAGAAACATTTTATTTTTGTGAGAATAATTATGATTATTTTTTAAAAAAAATAAAAAGAAATGAAATAAATGATATAATTAAAATTTGCATTATGAATTCTATTAAAAAATCAATACCTGATTATAATGATATAATTAAAGATTATCTAAAACTAAATGTTAAAATATCTAAACAAGATGAAATTAATAAAATCAAAAAATTAGTTAAGGATGTTATTGAAGAAAATAATATTAATTTAAATACACAAAATACTGTTGGAGGTAATAATTCATCTTTTATTAATAATGTTAATAAACATCAAAATGTTGATATACTTAATAATCAAGAAACAAGTAATGATAATTATGAAAGTAATAATGAAAATAATAATGAAGTATCAAATAAAAATAATAGTGAAGTATCAAATAAAAATAATTATGAAAGTAATAATGAAGTATCTATTAAAGATAATAATAAAGAGTTCAATGAAGTGTCCAATGAAAATGCGGAAGAAAATATAGATGAATATGATAATGATAATGTTATTGTAAATAATATAAATGATATAAATACAGTATCAAATTTAGAAACAAATTATGTAAAATCAATAAGAGCTTCAGAAGATAAGGATATGTCAGAGTATTTTGAAAAAATGGTAAAATAAAAATATTTATAGTATAATTATATATAAATGAATAGCTTGTCAGTATGGGTAAAAGAAAATTTATTAGTTTCAGCATTAATAATTTTTGTGGTAATGTATGTGATATTTCATTTTAATAAATTAATGAGTAATAATTGTTTTTATGGTGATTATAGTAAAACATTATTATGGACTGCTATAGTTTTATTAATTATATTATGTTATTTTTCAATGATAGATGATGGATTGATGATAAATAATAAAAAATATAAAATTGTAAATAATAATAGTTTAGATGATATTTTTGTAAAATAATAATTTTGCAATTTTTTTTGATATATAAATTTATAAGATAATTATAAATTTAATGAGTGAGCTTAAATATGTTGTTGTAAATGGTAAAAAATTAGCTATATATAAATTTGAATTAGAAATGATGGCATCACATCCAGCTATAATTTTAATAGCTAAAAGAAGAAGTGGAAAATCTTGGGTATGTAGAGATATATTAAGACATTATAAAAGCAAAATCCCGGTTGGGATTGTTATATCAAAGTCAGAGAAATTACAAGAACCTTTTTACTCAGAATTTTTTCCAGATTCATTTATATATTATAAATTTGAAAGTAGAATATTAGAAAAATTATTTTCAAGACAAGAAAAAATGATAGAAAAATATAATAACAAAAAAAAACATGCCATAACAATAAATCCAAGTGCGTTTTTATTAATGGATGATTGTTTATCTGACAAGGGTGAATGGTCTAAAGATCCATTGATGTATGAATTAATGTATAATGGTCGTCATTATAAAATATTATTTATGTTGACAATGCAAACACCATTAGGTATTCAACCAGATTTAAGAAGTAATTTTGATTATTTCTTTTTATTAGCAACGGATATTGAAAATCATATGAAAAAATTATATGATAATTATGCGGGTATGTTTAAAAATGTGAAAGAATTTAGAACTGTTTTTAAACAATTAACAGTAGATCATCAATCAATGGTTATTGCAAATGTAGCAGCGGATAAACCATTCAAAGAAAAAGTTTTTTGGTTTAAAGCTTCAGATACAAAAGTTGGTATGATTGGTTGTGAACAGTTAAAAAATTATCATTCAAGTAATTATGATAAAGAATGGAGAAAAAAATCATCTATATTCACAATGAATTAAATATTATTACATTTGAGATATAAAATATTTATTCATATTTTCTTTTCGTCTTATAGCATCATCATCTGTTGAATCTATCCAAGTTGATGGTTGTGAAAACATTGTTTTAAAAATTTCTGATATATATATTGGTGTTTCCATTTCTTCCTCTAATGTTCTTGGTATATATCTATATACTACCTTTTGTTCTACATTAGATACTGTTTTCATTGTTATAAAATACACAACTAATAATACTATACCAATTATTAAAAATATTAATGAAAAACCTTTTAATAAATACATAATTATATAATTATTAACAATAAAAAAAAATTAATTATTTAATTTCTCATACAACTCTTTCATTCTATTAAATTTACTTTCCATTTCTTCCATACTAATATTTTGATTATTATTTACTCTATGTTCTAATTGTTCTCTCCTTTCCTTAATTTCATCCAACTTTTTATTAATATCCATTTCAGTATTAAAATTATTATTATCTAATGTAATATTATCATCATTATTAGTTTCATCAACCGTTTTTTTATCATCTACTTTAATTTCATTATTCTTCAAATGTTTATATTCTTCAGTTACTACATTAGCCTCCTTCAAATACTTATCCTTTCTCTCCTTTTCTTCCAATGCGGTTTGCTCCAAAGAATCCAAATACAGTTTCATAAAATCATTCAATTTTTGAGTTCTAATAACTGGTAATTGAGGGTCAGGATTAGAATTATTAACTAAATTAACATCAAATGCACACCAATTACCCACTTGCATAATAAAAATCATTGGGTATTTTTTTCTTTGACTATAAGCATAGGTTTGAGCATCTTTTACTTTATCAAAAAACCCATGAACAATATGACCCGCAATTTTTTTATTCTTAAATTTATCAGGAACATTAGGAATCATTTCAGGAGTGTAAAAACTAACACAAGCAAATTTGGCTTCATTAATACTCCATACAAAAGTTTGCTCTTTTTGTGAAAAATAATTCTCATTAATATCCAAATTATTTTCAATTGGATTTTGACTTAAAATCTCAGCAAAATTTAATTCATCCTTATTATCCTTATATGTTTTGCAAATTTCCTGCTTATATTGTCTATTATTAATCTCATTTTGTTCCTCCTCCTTATACACAATTTTACTATTCCTGTCAGTATCTGCAATATCAACATCAAATTCAATTAATTCACCAATTTTATCTCCAAACACTTCATAATTTTTAACAATATTTCTAACTTTGTCTGAATGTTCTTCCTGATCTTTTTCATCTTCATAAACTCCATGTAATTTAAAACCATAAATTTCTTGATTTTTAACACTATCTCTTTTAGACATAGGAAAACAATTGGGTGCTAACATAGAACAAGTATAAAACCGTTGATATTTGACATTTTTAACAAATGATTTATTAATATCAAGGTGTTCCGCTTTTAATTCTTTATTCATTTTAATAATAATTATTAAATATTTTATCTTTAAGTATATTTATAAATTATTAATAAAAAACACAATTTGGATAATATGAATCTAATATATAGTATAACATTGACACAAAAGCACAGATAGATAATATTAAAGAATTTTCATTTATTTTTTTATTATTATAACAAGGTAACATAATCATTAAAAATATATAAAGTGTTATAATAAATAAAATAAATTTTAATGAGTTGTTTATATTAATATATGTATTATTAAATTTCATAATATTATTTTATAAAAAAATTATATATTTATAAAATTATAAACTTGGATAATAATCCCATCCAATTTCTTCACATATTTTTTTCCATGTAATATCTTGTTCTCTTAAATTTTTTCTTTTTAATAATATTAATTGTTTTGTGTATTTTGAATATCTTTTACATTTATCTAAATCTTTATTTTTTTTAGCATCATATTTTAATTTTTCACAAAATTTATATAAAATATACGAATACGACAAAAAATTCTTTCTTTTTTTTGGCTTATGTTTATAAAAAGGTTCTTCAATAATTTTAAACATATCTTTTAGTATTTCTTCTTCGTTTTTACTAAAAGATGGAGGATAAACACCGGTTATTTTTGTTCTTATAAATGATAAATTTTTATAATAAATATTATATTTTAATTTTTTTAGTATTTTTTTAATTTTAACATCACTAATTGTTTTAATTTCTTCCTCAGTATATTTATATTTATTTATTTCTTTTTGTATATTTTCAATAATATCAATTGGTATATTTGTAGTTTCTCTTGCTTGAAAATGTGTTAACCAATCTGAAAAATGATTTTTTTTTTCATATGGTAATTTAGGTTTTTTAATTCTACTTTCATCATAATTACTATCATCAACTTCTGGTTTAAAATTATCTATTTCATTACAATTATTACACACATAAATTCCTGAATTTGTAACACTTAAATCATTTGAATTACAATTAATACAAATATCTCCAATTTTTTTACTTTTATTATTTAATATAAAATTATAATCTTCAAATAAAGATGATTTACTAACTTTCTTTTTATTAGATTTATTACTTGAATTTTCTGAATCATTTTCTATAAAATTAAAAATATTTTTTGAATAAGAAATATTTTTAGTTTTATTTTTTACTTTTTTATTTTTTTTATTTTTTTTTGAAATATTATTCAATATATCTAATTTATCAATGCATTTTTTTGAAACTATTTTTTCAATATTACTATTTTCATCTAAAATATCTGGAATATTATCATTAAATTTATCATCTAAACTATAATAATCCGTTAAAATATTATTTGTTTTAAAATAATAATCTAATTCATTATAATTATTATTTTCATTATTATATTTAATAATTTCTATTTCATCTAAAATTTTAATTCTTTCTTCTAAATAATTTTTATTTTGAATATTATTTTTATCATGATTTTCTAATTTTTGTTTTAATTTATCAATATTATTTAATTTTTTTTCATTTGTGTTTCTTTTTTTAGTCATATTATTGATAAAATTTGTATGAGAATAATCAAGTGAAGTTATTTCTTCTTTATATTTATTTTTAGTGTCTTTTGTTTTGAAATTTGACATAAATTAAATATAAAAATATTTTATTAAGTTTTTTACTCTTTATAATAATAATTCTTATAAACAACAAAATTTATTTTAAAATATATAAGAAATAATTATTTTAAATGTGCTGTTTTTATATGAAATAACAAATAGTGTTAATTGAAAATTTATTTTTTTAATTTTAATTAATAATATTTATAAATGAATTTAAAAATTCTTATTAAAATTTTAAACCAAATATAAAAATCTATAATATATTTATTTTTTCAAAAATTATTTTCTAATTCTAATTTATATAACTAATGTCTGGTGGTTTAATGCAATTAGTAGCTTATGGTGCTCAAGACACTTATTTAACTGGAAATCCTGAAATTACCTTTTTCAAGGTAGTATATAGAAGACATACCAACTTTGCTATTGAAACTGTCAATTTGACTTTCAACGGCAATGCTGATTTTGGAAAGGAAGCCAATGTTCTTATTACTAGAAATGGTGATTTAGTCACTAAAATGTTCTTAAGAGTTCAATTAAATAGACTTCTTATGAACCAACTTTCAGGTGTTTCCGCTTTAGATAGAGAAGCTTACTTGTTTGCTTATGTCAGAGAAGTTGGTAATTTCTTAATTGATTCAATCAGATTTGAAATTGGTGGAACTCAAATTGACAAGCAATGGGGACATTGGATGAGCACTTGGCATGACCTTACTAAGGATGTTAATAACAACAACGCTTACCGTGCTTTAATTGGTGATGTTGATGAATTAACTGCTTTAAGATCTCCTGATTCTACTGGATACTTAACTCAAGACTACATCCTTTTCGTCCCTCTTATGTTCTGGTGCAACACTAACACTGGTCTTGCTCTTCCTCTTATTGCTCTTCAATATCATGAAGTTAGACTTTGGTTCCAATTTAATGTCTTTGAAAGACTTATTGTTCACAGCAACAATGTTAATCTTGCTAGACTTAATAATGGTGTTGGTGTATTCAACAATGGTTCTCTCTTGGTTGACTATGTTTACATTGATACTGAAGAAAGAAGAAGATTCGCTCAAATTGGTCATGAATACCTTATTACTCAACTTCAATTCACTGGTTCCCAAGCTGTTACCCAAAATCCTCTTAGAGTTACTCTTCAATTCAATCATCCTTCAAAGGAATTCATCTGGAGAATTGTTTCTGGTGCTTACTGGAGCAAAAACTCCCCCTTCCTTTGCTACTCCAACCGTGAAGCTTCTTTAGAATCTAACGGATGGGAAAAGGCTCTTAGATATGCTGCTAACAATGTTCTTGCTGGTGAAGTTGCTGTTGGTGATTCTGGAGATGTTAGTGATGTTGTTGTTGATATTGCTAGTGTTGATTATAATGTCTGGAATACACCCCATACTGTTACTTCTAATACCAGAAATGCTTCTAAGTATGTTGTATTTACATATGTTCCTGGTGCAGGTGTTGATGATGGTGCAGGTGTTACACCCAAAGATATGGCTGAACTTTTACAAGCGGATGCTAATGGAACTTTTCTTTTCAGAAGAAATGTTCTTACCAATCCCGATAGACCTGAATACAATCTTGGTGATTATGTTACCAGATTTAACATTGTTGTGTTTTATACTCAAATTGATGAAACCGGTGCTCCTGTTCCTGCTTCTCTTACTTACCAAGTTAGACCTGTTGATCATGATATTACTGTAAGAGATGTTTCTGTTCCTGTTGCTGATTGGGTTGATAACAGATTTACAACTGTTGCTGGTAATGGTCTTGGTTCTCCTATGGATATTTGGGCTTGTCTCCAAACTGTTTCTGGTCTTTTGATTAACAACCAATACAACCCTGTTGTTGAAGCTGTTATTCAACTTAACGGTCAAGATAGATTCCAACCCAGAGAAGGTGCTTACTTCAATCTTATCCAAACTTACAACTACCACACCTCTACTCCTGCTAATGGTGTCAATGTCTTCTCCTTTGCTCTTCACCCCGAACAACATCAACCTTCTGGAACTGCCAATCTTTCAAGAATTGACAACACTGTTCTCAGTATGGGTCTTTACAGAGAAATCCCCTATGCTGATCCTTCCAGAACTCCCCCTCCTTTGAGCATTGTTGGAAATACTTCTCAAGCTTTCATTTACTGCACTAATTATAATGTGTTGAGAATTATGAGTGGTATGGGAGGACTTGCGTATTCAAATTAAGCAGAATAATAAAAACAATATATATATTATATTTTTTAAAACTTATTTTTAATTAAATTAATTAAAATTAACTTATTTCATATGAATTACATCCATAGAACCTTTATTTAATATTTTTTATTTATTTAAAATATTTTAAATAAAAATTGAAAATAATATAAAAAATTATTTATAATACATTATTATAAAAACACTATAATACATAATATGGAAAACAAATGTGGTTGGATAAATAAAAAAAAGGAACCTTGTCCTTGGAAAAAAATAGGTAATAATTATTGTAAAAGGCATTCTTGTTATGAAGATATTTATAAACCAGAAGATGTTCCAAATATAACATTTTGTTCTGATTGTAAAAATCCAATTGGAATGAATATTATTAATATAAAAATTTGTGATAAATGTAAAGAAAGAGGAAAAATTAATAGAGAAAAAAATAAAGAAAAAAATAAAGAAAATAATAATATTTGTATTGGAAAAAAACCAGATGGAACACCTTGTAAATTTAAAGCATTAAAAGATGATGAATATTGTAAAAATCATCAAACATATAAAAAATGGAAAAAATTATCAGATGGTGGAAATAAAGTTTGTAAAAATTGGATTAGAGGATGTTTTGAAATTGTTGATGAAGATACATATTCAGCTTGTATAAAATGTAGAATTAAAAATTGTGAAATGGATAATAAACGCCATAATAAAAAAGTGGAAAAAGCAAAGGAATTTAATAAAAAAAATAATGATAAAATAATGTGTGAAAATTGCAATGATATTATTAATCCAAATAATTCAAAAAATAACAAATGTTTAAAATGTTATAATACTTATTGTAAAAGTGAGTCTAATCGTAATTCTCGAGATGAATTAAAAAAAAAATTAAGTTATATTAAAAAAGGGGCAAAAGACAGAAATATTGAATGGAATTTAACTGATGAAAAAGTATTTAAATTAATTAAATCTAAATGTAATTATTGTAATAAATTAATTAAATTTAATGGTATAGATAGAATTGATTCAAATAATGCTTATACAGAAAATAATTGTGTGTCTTGTTGTAAAGATTGTAATTATATGAAATTAACATATTCAGTTGATGATTTTTTAAAAATGGTTGAATATTTATTATCCATTAATTTATTGATTGATAAAATATCTAATGAAAAATATTCAAAATTATTTAAAAATGGAAATAGAAATATATTTAGTGCTTTTAAACATTATGCAGAAAAAAAAGATAAAAGTGTTGAAATATCAAAAGAATTATATATTTCAATTATTGAAAAAAATTGTCATTATTGTAATAATAAATTTGAAAATGGATGTAATGGAATAGACAGATTAAATTCCTCAATTGGTTATATAATTGGTAATATTGTTCCTTGTTGTAAAACTTGTAATATAATGAAAAATACTTTAACAAAAGATGAATTTTTTAAACACTTAAAAGATATTTATAATTATAAAATAAATAAAATTCCATATAATGAATTAACAATAAAAGAAAAAATATTACAATTATCAAAAGTAAAAGTTTTAGAACACGAAAAATTTTTAAAAGATAAAGAATTTTATGAAAATTTAGTTTTTAATCCAAAAACGTTTGATGAAATTAAAAATATATCAATTAAATTAGAAATATGTAATAATAAAGAATTAAAAGATATTTGGAATTATTATAGAAGAACTGTTTCAAGTTTAAAAAAATTAAAAAATTCTAAATTAATTGGAAGACAAATATATATATTGGTTAAAGATAATAATACAAATAAATATTTAGGTATAATGAGTTTAAGTAGTAGTGTTCAAAGTTGTGAAGATAGAGAAAATTATATTGGATGGTCTAATAGCGAAAAATTTAAAAAATTAAATAATATTATAAATTTATCAACTTGTGTTCCTTTACAACCATTTGGTTTCAATTGTAATGGAGGAAAGTTATTAGCTTCATTAGCATTTTCAAAAGAATTAATTGTATTTTATAAAGATAAATATGATGATGATTTATTGGCAATTGAAACAACTTCATTATATGGAAAGTCAATACAATATGATAGATTAAAATGTTTAAAAATGATAGGTTATACAAAAGGTAATAGTGTTAAAGATATATCAACAGATATAGTTAAATTATGTAGTAATTATTTAAAAACAAATTATGGTTTAGAGTATCCAAGTAAAAAAAAATTTATAATTATTCAAAATGCATTTGATAAATTAGAAATTTCAAAAGATGAATTTTTAAAATCTAACAAAAAAGGAATATATTTTGGTTATACTTGTTATGATTCAAAAGATTATCTTAATAATACAACAAATATTATACCAGATACTTTTAATAAAAAATATAAATTATCAACATCAAAAGAAATATTTAATTGGTGGTTAGAAAGATGGTGTATTAAAAGATTTAAAAATAAACAAAAATAATTTTTATATATTATAATTTTATTATGTATTTAATAAAATTAATTATTATTTTTATAATATTGATATGTTTAATAAAAAAAAATAAAGTTAAAAATTATAATAAAGAAAAAGATAAATTATGTAAAAGATTATATAAAGATAAAGATAATAAAAATTATAAAATAATTAAAAATCTTTTTTCAAAAAATTATTGTAATTATATAATTAAAGAATCTGAAATTTATGCTTCAAAATATAAATGGAAAAAGAAAAGACATGAAGATTATCCAACAGTAGATAATCAAATTACTAAAAAATGGTCTATATACAATGATATATATAAAATAGTAAGTTCAACTATTTTTACTGAAATAGCAAAATTATATAATATAAATAAAAATGATTTAGGAATAAATGAAATATTTATTGTTAAATATAATACAGGAGGACAAACAGAATTAGCATATCATGAGGATGGTAGTGAATTTAGTTTTGTAATTGCTTTAAATAATAAATTTACTGGTGGTGGAACAACATTTAAATTTAATAAAAAAAATGTTCAATTATCAATTGGAGATTGTTTAATATTTTCAGGACAAAATACACATAAAGGAAATGAAATTATTACTGGAACCAGATATATACTAATTGGATTTTTAAATTATAAAAAAGGATGTAATAATGACTAATCAATTATTTTTAAAACAGGAATTTATAATAATAAAAATAAAATATAATTTAAAAATAAAACATATTTTTAACATATAATGGAAAATTTATATTATCAATTATATGTTGGGTTTATAATATTTGGAATAATATCTTTTATTTTTATTTTTAGTTGTTATATGACAAGAAGTTATTCAAGAAATAATTTATTAGAAAGATTAATTTAATTTTTATTTTAATTTATAATAAAGAAATTATTATATGTATTTTTAATGTATTCACTTTATGATTTAAAAAGCAATAAAAGATTTAACGAACATTTGTTAATTAATTATAACTATAATTATAATTATACAAATGATAAACAAGATTATTACATTATAAATAATTTAATAAATAAAGATGTAATAGATTTACCAAATACTGTGTGTTCTTTTTTAAATGATTTATTATATGTTAAAAATAGAAATAAAAATTATATTGATATTTCATCAGTTTATTCAGAAAAAATAATATCATATAGTTTTGAAAATTGTAAGTATTTATTCTTTAAATATTTATTTAAAATTATAAATTTTAGTATTTATGAAAAAATGATAAATAAATTTTCATCTTGTATAGAATTATATGATACAACTCTTTATAAAAAAAAAGATTATTATAATTTATATAAAATATTTAAATTTATAAAAAAGAATGTAATAAATTTTAAAATAATATATAACACTTATTCAATAAATAAATCTATAAAAAATAAATATTATAATAAAAAAATTAAAAAATTATTTAATATTGAAAAATTTAATTCAAAACATTTTTTAGATGAAACGGTTAAATTAAAAAATGTTAAAATAATATTAAAAACACAAAATATTTTAGAAATAGTGATTTCATATTTATTTAATTTTCACACACCAGAATTTATTAAAATATTACACTATATACATAAAAATAATTACAAAATTAAAATTAAAAGTTGGGTTCCTTTAAATTATACATATTTAGAAAATAAACATAAACAATTATTTATTAAAAGTTATTTAAAAATAAATATAAGTAAAAAATTTTATGATATGAGATTAATAAATAATAATATTTACAATAAAAATATTAAATTTATAACTTAAATTTTATTATATTCTATTTTTTCAATTAATACTTTGTCTAAAATATCATAGATAGAATTTATCATTTCAACTGTAAAATTTTCATTGAATAATTTTGGATATTTCTCTTTAATAATATCCAAATCTTCCTTATTTTCTTCAGGACATAATATATGTAATATTCCTTGCTTTTTAGCTCCAAATATTTTTTCTTTTAATCCACCTATTTTTGTAATTTGACCTTGTAAATTAATTTCACCAGTCATTGCATATGTATTATCTGTTTTAATTCTTGTTAATAAACTAATAATTGATAAACAAATTGTTCCACCTGCACTTGGACCATCTTTTGGCGTTCCACCTTCTGGTAAATGAACGTTAATTTTTACTGGATTTTTTTTCCATTCTTTTAATAAATCATTTTTAAAAATATCTGGCAAAATTCTCCAAGCAACCGTTTTTGCTACAATAATACTTTCTTTAATAACCTCTTTTAATGAACCAGTGCTCTCAATATCTAAAATATTTTTTGATGGCATAAAACAACTTTCAATTTGTAATGTTCCACCAATCATAACTGAATCTGAAGCCCATAATCCATTAGTATTACCAATAGCCGGTTTAGTATTGACCGGTTTATATGTTATTTTTGGTTTTAATTTGAAAATCTTATTATCAATAAAATCTTTTGTAATTTCAAATGATTTAATATTTTCGGTATATATCATTAAATTAATTTCTGAAATAATATCTTTAAGTTTTTCTTTAAATTTTCTAACACCACCCTCATTTGTATATGAATATATAATATGTTCTAAAACATCATTATTAAAAATAACTCTATTATCTTCCATATTATACTCTTTCAATAATTTTGGAATTAAATGATTACGAGCTATATTTAATTTATCAGTAATATCATAATTATCAACATTAATAACCTCTAAACGGTCATATAATGGTCTTGGTATATTCTCTCTATAATTATATGTAAAAATAAATAATACTTGTGATAAATCAAAATCAATTCCAGAAAAATATTTATCATTAAAATGATTATTTTGTGTTTTATCGGTTAAATGCATTAAAATATTAAAAATCTCTTCTCCTTTATTAGTATTGGAAACTTTATCTAATTCATCAAAAAATATAATTGGATTCATACACTTTGAATGAATAATAGTTTCAATAATCTTTCCAGGACAAGAACCAACATAAGTAAAACCGTGTCCATCTAAATATGAACCATCCTGAATTCCTCCAAGACTAATAAATTCAAAAGGTCTATTTAATGATTTCGCAATAACATTCATTAATTCAGTTTTACCAACACCCGGACTTCCTTCCAATGCTAAAATATTTCCACTCTCTTTTGGATTAGAAATATTTTTTGCTATTGTTTTTAATAATTTATGTTTGGATTCTTTATGCCCATAAATTTCTGAATTTAATTTTTTTTCAATATTATTTAAATAACTTTTAATTTTTTTTTTACTGGAATTATTATTAACAGTTGTTTCCACATAATTATCAAATGGAACTTTTAAAATTTTATTAATCCATCTTTTATATTTACTCCTATCACTATCATATTTATTCATTGACTCGTAATCACTAATCATTGGCAAAATAACTGATTTATTTTTATTTGTAATTTTTCTATCCAATACATTTAATAAATCCGGCTTCTCACTATCTTGTGAAATATATTTTTCAATATCTCCCAATAATAATGAATATTTATTAATATCGTTTTCATTCATATCTTTAATATGCTTTTCCAATGCTTTATTATTACTTCCAAATGATAATAATCTATCATATAAATTATTATTACTACTATTATTATCATTATGGTTCTTCTCAAAAAAACCATTAATTGTTGAAATTATAAATTCATCATTCATTTTTCGGTTAATTAATTTTTGCTCATCTTCAATAAATTTATTAAAATCAAAATTATTATTATTTTTATGACTATCCTTTAATTTTTTTATTAAATCATTACCACATGTAATTTGAATATTAATAAAATCTTTCGTAAAATCAGAATAATTTTCATTTGATGTATTCACAATATTTTTTAATTTATTTTTAAATGTTATAATTACATTATTAAAATTATAATTTGGATTATTTGTTACTATTGAACTTAATATATTTAATACTTTTTTATCACCACTCATTCGTTCCATACTATATTCTTTGTAATCACTATAAATTATTTCATAATTTTCATCTTCTTTTTCATTATTATCACTACTTTCATTATCATCACTACTTTCATCACTACTTTCATTATCATCACTTTCATTATCATCACTACTTTCATTATCATCACTTTCATTATCATCACTACTTTCATTACTACTTTCATTATCATCACTTTCATTATTATCACTACTTTTATCATCACTACTTTCATCATCACTACTTTCATTATCATTATCTCTACTTTCATTATCATTATCTCTACTTTCATTATTACAACTTGTATTATTAATTTTATCATCTTTAATTATATCATTAGATATATAAGAACAAGTTAATTCTGTATTTGTAAATAATGAAGAATTAACAGTTTCATAATCATTGTGATTTAATTTTTGTTTTTTATTAATATGAGACATAACATTAATTATAAAATTATATTTATATATAATTTAAAAAATAAAAACATAATAAATAATAATTAGATGTTTTGTATAATACAATTATTAATAACAGTTTCATCAATAATTTCAATAGTTTTATTTAGATTTTTAATAATTTTATTGGAGTTATTTGAAAAGTTTTTTCTTAATTTATTATTTTTAAGAGTGTTTTTAATAAAATTAATTTTTTCAATTAATTCATTACTTTTATCAATAAATTCATTTATATTTTCGTCATATAAATTAATTATAATATCATATTCGTTATTTTGTGTATTATTTTTTTCAATAGTATAATTCATATAATAATATAAATATAATTAAAATATAAATATAATTAAAATATATGAAAATTTTATGCTATTTTATTTATTTTTTTATTAGAAAAAATTAAAAGTATTTAATATAATTTATTTAAAATAATATTATTTAGCATATTTATTATATAACCACATATTATTACTTTCTTGTTTAATATATTGATAAGCATTAGATAAATTATCTGAAATTACTTTTGCATCTCCATATGAATTTATAGTTAAATATTGATTACAATTTAACTTTAAATAACAATAAGTCCAACCTTCAGGTAAATCTAAATAATCTTCTAAATAATTAATTTTATCAAGAGGTATTTCTTGTTTTTTATTTGTAAAAACTTGCATTATATATATTTTGTATGGATTTTTTGATATTAAAAGATATACAATAGTATTTGGATAATATACAAATGTGTTCCATCTTTCAACTATTGATGGACTATATAATGCAGTTGTTAGAATTAATTTATTTGTAAATAATTGATATGTAACATACAAATTGGAATTTGTTTTGAAATCATAATTTTTAAACATTGAATGTTCATTTCCTTTTGGAAAACACATTAAATTCATATCCATCATTAGCCAATTTTTTTTCATTTATCTTGAAAGAATCGTCTAATATTAAATTATCAGTTGTTGCAGTATTTATATTATTTTTTGTTACCATTGCTGAATTATAAACGTGATATGTTCCATTATGATTATCATATAACAACTCAATAAATGGTGTATATTTTAAAGATTGGTTTAAATTATTTGAAATTAAAATTTCTATATTATTTTTTTTTGAATACTTAATTAACTTACAACTTGCAAGTTTACATATAATATTTTTTTTACATTTTATATTACAATCAGACATTATAATAAATAATAATATTAAATTTTATATTATTATTTATTATTTTATACTATTTTATAAATTAATATCATTAATCATTTTTTCATATTCATCTTTGCCAAATTGTTGTATTAATTTTTGTTCTAAATCATTAGCATCAAGTTTATCTAAATCAATATTTTCCATATCTTCAGACATAATATTATTAGTAATTAAATCAGAAAATATATCATTTATAACTGTAGCATTTTTATCATCTTCTATTTTTTTTTTATTATAATGTTCTATTCTATCTTTTCTTAAATTATCCCCAGCTTCTTCAATATTATCATCAATATTAGATTTATATTTATATTTTTGCACGTATTCAAAATTTTTTATATAATTAAATTTATTATCTTCTGAATAAATATTTTTATTTTCACTATCTTGATTTTTAATTGTTTTTGTATAATTTTTTAAATCTTTGTCAAAATCTTCTTTATTTTCATCTTCAGGTCTAAATACAATAAGATCTTTATTATTATTAATTTGTTTAGAATAATTAAATTCAGTGATAATACATTTGTAAGGATTATTTTTTCTTTTTTTTTCAGCTTCAAATTGATTTTGTTTTAATAATTCTGTTTTTTGTTTATATAAATCTTTAAATTGTTTTTCGGTATATTTATTATCAGATTGTTTTGGTATAATTTTATTATAGATGTCTTCAGTTGAATATCTTTTATTAGTGTTATGAATAGTATTCATTTTTTTATTTTGATAATTGACATTTTTTTTTTTATTTAATATCATATTATAAATATTATACTTAAAATATTATAAATATTATAACGATTTTATTATTTTATTTTTTATAAAATAATATTATCTACATTTATAATGGGTGTAAAAAAATTATTTACATTTTTGAATGAAAAAAGAATATATAAAAAATATGAAAAAATAAATAATTTACTATATGAATTAAAATTAAATAAAAATTCAGTATTTATTGGAATTGATACAAATTTATATTTTTATAAATATAATTATACATATGACAATATAATAATTGGATTTTTCAATCAAATAATTAAATTTTTATCAAATGGCATATATCCATTATATATAATTGATGGTGGAACATTAAAAGAAAAAGAAAAAACAAATATTATGAGAAATAATAAAAAAAAAAATAATTATCAAAAGATAGAAGAATTATTAGTTGAAATAGAAAATAGTGATGATAAAAATAAAATAGATTATTTAAATAAAATAATAGAAAAGTTAAAAAAAAAAACACTTAAAATATCAAATGATAAAATGGATATTTTAATAGAGTTATTTGATTTAATGAATATACTATATATTTTTTCATATGGTGAAGCTGAATATTTAGCGGTTTTATTAAATAATTATGGAATTATAGATTTTTTTTTAACTGATGATACTGACCCTATTCCAGCTGGAATAAATAATATTATAAAATTTACAAATAATCATGTATTATATTTAAATAAAGAATATTTATTAAAAGAATTAGAAATAAATGAAAATCAATTATGTGATTTTTGTATTTTATTAGGTAATGATTATAATACTTTTAATATTAAAAAATTAAAGCCATTTGAATTATTAAAATTAGTAAAAAATAATGATATAACTGAAATATTAAATATATTTAATATTGATGAAGAAAATTTTATTAATTTAAAAAATATATATTTAAATTCATCAAACGATGAAAAAGATTATATTTTAAAAGGATATACTGATAATGACAATATTATAAATATAACATATAAAAATAATAGTATTATATTAAATCAATTTTGGAATGAACTAAAGGAAGTTTTAATTAATAATAAAAATTCATTAAATTTAAAAAAAGATATTATTAAAAAAATTAAAAAAACTAAATTTAAAACTGATTTATTATTAAACTTTTTAAAAAAAAATATTAATAATATTACAAATGATGAAATAGAGAATATTAAAATAACATTTAGTTATTTAGATAATTTTAGATAAAATAATAAAAATTGAATTTAAAGTATTATATATAATTAAAATATAAATATGGATAATATTCAAACCAAATTAAATATTTATAAAGAAAATTTATTGGATAATTTAGCACACAGTAGTATTAATGAAAATATTCATAATAAAGTAATAGATAATTTAATTGAAAATATAATGGAAAATAAAATAATTCATAATTCAAATTTTTTAAAATTTCCAAATATTAAAACAGAATTATATCCATATCAAATTAATAATGTTAATTGGATGAATGATATTGAAAATAAAAATTATGATGATAATTTTGAAAATATAAGCAAAAATACAGATTTAAAAGGAGGAGCGTTATTTGATGAAGTTGGTATGGGTAAAACACTACAAATAATAACTTTAATAAATTTAAATAAATCAAAATTCACTGATAAGTTAATTTATAAAAATAAATTATATACAAAAGCAACATTAATTATTGTTCCAAATCATTTATGTGGTCAATGGTTAAGAGAATTTGAAAAACATACAATTAAATCATTAAATATTTTAAATTTATTAACAAAATCACATTATAAAAAATATACACATTTAGATTATACAAATGTAGATGTTGTTATAATATCATCTAATTATTTTATAAATTGTGATTTAAAATTATCGGATAGAAATATTTTTAATTTTGAAAAAGATATTTTAAAAAAAGAAGTAAATATATTTAATATTTATTGGAATAGAGTAGTAATTGATGAATATCATGAATATGAGAACGAATCATTATTTTATAAATTAAATTATTTAGAAGCTTCATATAGGTGGATATTAAGTGGAACTCCATTTAAAAAAAATAGTGAAGATTTAAATATAAATAAAGAGCTTAGTAAAAAAACAAGATTAAAAAAAAATAAATTAATACCATTAAGCTTTTTTACAAGTTCTCCAATTGAAAAAATATTAGGATATTTAGCATTTAATAATAGTATATTATCAAATATTAATTTATATGATTTAAATAATTATAATTTTGTTTTAAATCATTTTAGTAGAAATACACAAAATAATAATTTAAAAATATTAAAATTACCAGAAATTGAAGAAGAAATTGTAATGCTAAATTTTTCACAAACCGAAAGAATGATATATAATTCATATTTAACAGATAAAAATAATAACGATGATGATATATTTTTAAGACAAATATGCTGTCATCCATCTTTAGCTGATGATTTAAATAAAAATAATGATACAAATTCATTTTTATCATTAGATGGTATGCATCAAAATATTAAAAATAAATATTTAAAAGAATATGAAAATTTAAAAGAAAAATTAAATAGAAATAAACAAAATTATAAAAACGTCCAAAATAAAATAGAAGAGTATGAAGAAGAATTTAAAGAAAAAAATCTTGAATCGATAACTAATAAAATTAAAGAAAGAAAAGAAAGATTACAAGAATTAAAAATAGAAGAACAAACTATTATTAAACAAATAAGTTCAAAAGAATCATCAATTAAATATTGTATAAATTTTATGGAAATAATTAAAAATGTTGATAGTATAACAAATCAAGATTGTCCTATTTGTTTAGGAAATATAGAAGAAGATGATATTGGAATAACAAGTTGCCTACATTTATTTTGTTATAGTTGTATTAAACAAATGATAATGACACAAAAAAAGTATGGAAATACAAAATGTCCTAATTGTAAAATATCAATTAAAATAAATGATGTCTTTTTAATTAATAAAACAATTAATAAAGAAGTAAATAAATATGGAACTAAAATTTCATATATTATTGATTATATAAAGAAAAGTCCAAAAAAATATAGAATAATATTTTCTCAATGGGATAAATTATTAAATAATGTTGGCAAAATATTAGAAGATAGTGGTATTAAAATATTATATTGTAAAGGAACTCCTTATCAAAAAGATAAAGTATTAAAATTATTTAGTAATAATAATGAAAATAATGAATTCAGAATTATTATGCTTTCAACAGAAAAAACAGCTTCTGGTTCAAATTTAAGTAATGCTGAAGAAGTTATATTTTTAGATCCAATATATGGTAATAAAGAAAGAAGAAAAAATGTTGAAATACAAGCTATTGGAAGAGTAAGAAGATTAGGAAATAATTTTAAAAAAATAAAAGTATTAAAATTAATAATTAAAGATACTATTGAAGAAAAAACATATAAAGATAATCAAAATTAAAAAAAAATTTTTTTGTAATTATATTTAAATATTTAAAATTAAATATATATTAAATGTCTAAAAAAAATAATCAAGTTAGTTCAATTGATAAATTTAATAAAATTGAAAAGTTATATTATAATAGAGCAAATGAATTTTACATAAATTTGGGTGAAAATATAATGTTGGATGTTTATTCTATTATAACAAAAAAACACAAAAGAAAAAAAAAAATATCATTACGATTTTTAGATTGGTTTGTAACTAAATATTGTAAGTTATATTCAATTTCAATTAATGTAGATAATCAATATAATAAAGAAAATAAATATAATATTAATAATAGATATAAAGCTCAATTAAAATCATTTCATAAAATTTATTTAGATCCTTTTAAAAGAACTAAGGAATCATTTAAATTTATTTACAAATGTCAGGGATATGAATTTATAACTAGTTTATGTCAATTAAATTTTATGAAATGGATAATTGAATATGATATTCTTAAATATGTTATAAATAATTATGAAAAATTAATTGAAAAAATTGAATATGTTAATAATTTACATAAAAAAAATAAAAATGATGATAAAACATCATTATATTCGTTTAATTCTTCCAGTTCTCTAACTGTTGATTTGAATAATAATAAAGTATCTGAAAAAGATAATAAAAAAAGATTAATTTTAGAAATATAATTTTTAATTATGTATTCTTAAAATAAATCAGGTATAAATACATTTTCATTAATTTCTTTTGTAATATTATTTGAAACTTCATTAATATTTTTATTTTCAATAGTTTCATTAAGTGTATATTCTGAATTTTCAATTAATTCTCTGTCAATTGCAACATCTGATAAATTTGAACCACCTAAGAAACATAAACCACCAATAATTCTTGATGAAACTGATTTCATATTATCTATTTCTCCATATAAGCCAGCATTTACTAATATATCTACTGGTCTTTCAAATGATGCCTTTGCTAAAACACTTGTCTTTAATTTAATTAATCCATGTCTTTCTAAACTAATTAAATTTCCTAAACTTATTTGAATATCTGCGAAAATACTCAAATGACAATAGTTAATATCAATACCTTTATTTTTATATGTATCAATTAATTCATTTATTATTAATGTTCTTACTGCTTCAATACCATATATTTTTTCAACTTCTCTTAAATCATTTATATATATTTTATTCAAATTAATTCCTTTAATTTTAAAAATTTCATTCATATTAATTCCATTTGTTTTAATTATATATTCATAATCTTCTTTTACACCATCATTATCATAATGAATACTATTATATTTAATTGGTTTTTGAGTGATCACATTTGTAATATTATTAATACCCTTTATCTGTATTTCTTTAATAAAAATATTTATAAATTCTATAAAATTTTTTATTACATAATTTATAATATTAAATCTAATATGAATAACTGGTTTATTATCATTATCACTGTTTGATAATAATGCTATTTGTAATATTTTATTAAATAATATTTTTTTTATTTCTTTTTTACTACCTTTATTATCCTTAAATCTATTTTCCCATTCCTCACATATTCTTGTTTTAATATTTAATAAAGTAATTTCTCTTGAAAGCATTTTTTCTTCATTTAATTCAATTTTAATAATCCAATTCAAATTATTTATATTATTAATACAACTATTTTTGTTCGGATTACTTACTGAAAAAATATTATTAATAATATTATCATTTTTCATTAATTTACTATTAAAACTCTTATCTTCATCATAATAAATAATTATATTATCAACAATATCTTTTATTGATGTATTTATAATATTTGATGTTATTTTTGTTAAATATTTTTCATTCTTATTATACTTGTCATCAAAAAATATTGTCATCATTGGACTTTTCATATTTGGAGAACTTCCATAAATTTCTTGTAATCTTGGAACACCTTCTGTTCCAGCACCACTTCCTACATTATGGAACGCACTAATTGTCATCTGTGTTGCAGGCTCACCCAATGTTTGAGCTCCTAAAATACCAACCATATCACCTGGTTCGACTATAGAATTATTATAATTCATTATTATATTATCTGATATATAATCAATATGTTTTTTTGTTAATTTAAGATTTAAAATACATTTTTTAATATTTAAACTATCTATTAAATGATATTTAAATATTTTTTTAATTAATCTATCATCCATAAATTTAAATTTACTGTTTTTAATATTATCCTCATCAAATGATAATAAATATGTTGTATCTATTTTTAATATATTATCAATCTTATCTAAAATATATTTTGGCTCAACAATATCACCTTTAAAATTTTCAGTAATTGATAATTCCACTATTCTATCAATATTTACTGGTGTCAAAAATTTAATATCACTCTTTGGACTTTTATTTTTTTTATCAAGTAAATAATAATTTAATGATGATTTCATTTTAATATCTCTTAATTTATTCCTAATATTTATTATTCTTTCATAATATTTATTATTTTCTTCATTTGTAAATTTTACTTTTTTTAATTCTTCACTTGTAAATTTATATTCTTTTTCAATATCTTTATTTCCTTTATTAATTAATTCAAAATTATAATAATTATATCTTGTTGAATCTAAACCACAATCACCATATACAAATTGATATATTTTATCATATGAATTTCTAACATAATTATCATATTTAATCATTATATCCTCTCCAGCCTTTATTAACTTTCTTTGTAAATATCCGGTTTCAGCTGTTTTAACCGCTTGAGTAATTAATGAATTTCTTGATACATTTGTTAAAACAATAAATTCTTCTAAATTCATACCTTTTGTTAATGAAGATTCAATAAAACCCCTTGCTAATGCTGAATCATCATTTTGATGAAAATATGGTAATGTTCTATTATTATAATTTTTTGGAACTCTAATTCCATCATAATCTTGTTGTCCTACACAACCAATCATATGAGTTAAATTATCCTCTTTGCCTTTTGATTTTGATTTAATCATTATTTTATTATTATTTTCATCATTTAAATTATTAATAATATATTCTCCAATTGTTCCAATAATTGATTTCATTAAATTAATACTTTCCATCTCAAAATTGTCATTTTTTGAATTTGACACATTATTCTCAAATTCTGTTAATTTATATAATAATTCAATCTTTTTTGTTTTAAATAATTGTTTCATACTTTTATGTATTTCATTACTAATTAAATAATCATTTAATGAAATTGTAAATCCATAATTTAAATTAAAATTAATTGATAGTTTTGTTATATTATCAATAATTGATTGTGTCATATCTGGACCATATATATTCCAAACATCTTGTGTTATAGTATTATTAGTTCCTTCTTTTATACTCTTACCATCAATAAATCCTTCAATTATTTTACCATTTTTAATTATAATACTATCATTTTTTAATGATATTTTATTTGGTATTATTAAATCAAAAAATGTTTTACCAGAATAATTTTTATTTTTATCCATTATTTTATAATCTTCTAAATTTGTGCTTGTTAATAAATCAATAGCTAAATCATTATCCATTTTATCACAAAATTTTGTTATATTATATGGTGCAATAATTGCATCAAATACAGCTCCTACAATAGGTAATGAACTTCTTGCAGATATAATATTATTTTTTACATTTGTTAAATATTCTAATTCTATTTCTGTTAATATACTTTGAACTGTAAATATATTCATTTCATCACCATCAAAATCAGCACCATATCCGGCACATACTGATGGATTAATTCTAATTGTATTAAATCTATCATCATTCTTAATTTTAATATAATGAGCTAATGAACCATATTTATGTAATGTTGGTTGTCTGTTTAATAATACTATATCTCCATCCATTAAATGACGATCTACTACATCACCCATATTTAATTCAATTGACTTGTTATTATCAATTATAACTTGATTTCCTGTTCTATTAGATGTTATTGAATTTGCTCCAGGATATATATTACTCCCATTTTGAACTAATTTTGTTAATTTTGTAATATTATTTGGTGTTACTATTTCAGGATATGTTAAATTTTTTGCAATTGATACTGGAACATAAGCCTGATTCATATCTAATAATGGATCTGGCGATATTACTGTTCTACCATATTGATTAACACGCTTGCCCATTAAATTACCTCTAATTCTACCTTTTTTTCCTTGATTTTTTGGACCTTTTATTTTTGTTACTATTGAAGCATACTGATTTGTTGAACCTGGTTTATTTGTTTTTAATGATGCATTATCTATATAACACGCTATTTCTGCTTGTAATTGATCTACATGTGCTTTTGAATGTTTTATTAATGTATCATTTTCCTTTTCTTTTTCTTTTTGCTTTTTTACATTCATATTTGTTTTATAAATTTTTGTTAAACTCATTGTTAATGTGCTTTCTTGAATAGAATCACTTAATGCATCACCTTGATATGATGTTCTTATTGATACTGGAGGTATTGGCAAAATTTCTAACATTAAATCTTTTGGATGACATGTGATATTTAAAATTTCACTTTCACTATCTTTAATATTCTTTAATATATTATGAACCTGTTTAGTTGACTTTTTCTCAATTTCTGTTTTGCCATTTATTTCTCTTTCAATACTAATAATTATCTCACCATTTTTCTTTTCACCCTTAACTTTTCCAACAGGTGTATTACAATTATGACAATTTTTTAATTTTATTTCATCTTTTAATTTCTTAATTCTTTCCTTATTTTTTTTTTTTTTTACAATCTCATATAATTCATCATAACTTTTATTCCATAATAAAGAAGAACA